AAAAAATTCTGGCTAGATACGAGCGATCGCTTAATGTATGAAGGCAAGGCTCCAGAACTTTCTGCCACCAAAGCATCTAGAATGCCCGCCTTTTTCGAACACAACAATGTCAACCTCCCACAATATGCTTGAGGCCATTACTGGTCCCAACATTAAGTACATCCTCGCAGAATTAGAGGAGAACTTTCCACCAGTCACACCAAACCCAAAGGATTCAATGCAAAGAATTATGTACAGATCTGGACAACGCTCTGTGGTTGAGTGGCTTGTCCGTAGAATGGAACAGGTAAGAAGCGATGGCTTATGATAAATGGGGAAGATGGGTTCCAGTCGAAGAGTTTGATTGGACTGCAGATACAGAGGGGAAAATCCAACAGCTTGAGCAAGCTGGTCTCGATTGGGAATCAGCTGGAGTTGGTGAGGGTAAGAATGTTTTCTATACTTCATTAGGAATGGGAGCAGGTGATACTGAAGGTGCTTGGGTTAACATGACTGAAGAGCAGCGGCTTGAAGTGCTTGAAGAGTATGATAACTGGTACGATGCACAATCTACTAAAGCTAAAACAGCTCTTGGACTTACAGATACATGGGGCATGGACTTATACCGTGGTGTCACATATAATCAAGGTGACTTATGGAATGCTAAAGAAATGTTCCATGACTTAGTTGGTATAAAAGAAGACGGTACTCTTAATAAGCAAATAGATTATAATGATTACAACAGAAGTTATATGTGGCGTGGTATAGTTGATGACATTAAAAAGAATGAGAAGTTTCAATTTGAAGGTAAATCTTTATTTGATTATGTTAGAGATCCTATCACTAATAAGACACAGATCAGAGCAGGTAATCAACAGTTAAGAGATTGGTCAGTAGAGAAAGAAGACTATTGGGATCATCTACAAACACAAGCTAGGCAAGGATCGCTACCAGATAATCAAACATTCCGTAATCAAGATGAGAGAAATATAGACGCTCGCATAGCTAGATGGAAACCTTACTTTACAGTTGAAACAGATCCTGAAACTGGAGAGAAGGTTGGTCTAGAAAAAGATATGAGAAGTGGTGAAGTACTCAACAGGTATCAATATAACCCACCATCTGCACCAGAAAGAATACAAATAACTGATGATGAATCTCTTGCAAATCCGAAGGAAGGTATTTTTTATACAGGTTTAGTTAATTATGAAAGAGAGGATAGACCAGCACCTCAAGAACCTAAGCCACCACGTGCTTTAAACTTAAACATTAAACAATACATTCCAAGAGATAGATCGAGAGATTATATGAACATTGAGAATCACCCATACTTAGGTAAACCAGAACCACCTAACAGTGCAGCTAATAAAATAGAGGTAGTTGAATCTATTCTACCTATCGTACAAAAACTATGGAAGGTAGACGATGGTATTTAAATGGAAGTCAGGTTACCTACCTGATGATTTAAACCCCCAGTTAAAACAAGGGATAACACCTATCGGTACTTCGGATGGGTCTACAACGGCTAACGAACTAACTGATCTAGGTAAACAAATCAAATCTCTTTCGGAAGTTGGTGGCATCTTAGATCCTAAGCATTACAACCAAGCCTTCATGGGTGATAACCCAAACATACCTCAGACATTAAAGGCTGCAGCTGGTGGTGGTATCACTTTAAAAGATGCAGCTACAAATCAGCAAGGGTATTCAATAACAAGAGACCCAAGTCAGTTAACAACCACGTTCCAAACTGGTGGTCAAGCTACTGCAGCTGAAGGTGCTCGCTTAGGTATAGAAGGTTATACTGATGAAGGTTTTACAGATCAATTTGCTGGACAACGTGGTAATGTTTGGGGTCACAGTGACGACACAAGAGGTAGAAGTTATCTAGAAAAGATAGCTCAGCTCGATGATGACTGGGATGCTGGGTGGAAGCAAAGTTTTGATTCTATGAACGCTTTGGATGAGCAAGGTTTTTTTGACATGGATAAAGTCAGACAACAAAACCAACAAAAAGCTGCATGGGAAAAAGCTCAGATTGAACATCTATACACACAAGGTTTCGGAAGAGAAGGTGATATAGAAGGTATGAATTATCATTTAGATAAGCTACGTTCAGGTGAACAGACTATACAAGAAGTAGCTCAAACCTTACTTCAGAGTGAAGAAGCTGGTATTAGAGATCACTTCTCTGCTGGTCTTAGTAGAGATGTAGATGATGCAGGTCTTCAATACTTCCTTGGTCAGGAAGGTAAGACAGACGATGTATCTGATAATGCAGCTAGAGCTATACATGCTATGGGAGAGGATGGTCAGTTCTTACAAACAGAGAAGCAATTACTACAAGCTTCTAGAGATAACAGAGGTATTGGTGGTACACAATCTCAAACCATACAGGATTTAAAAAAAACTGGTATGTATACCAAAGCAGCAACTGGTGGTTTTATGGATCTAGATTTTACTAATCTTTCTAGAGGTCAGTACAATGAATCAGGTGTTAACACTGGTTTCTATATGCCACAAAGACCTGAGGGTGGTGGTATAGGTTCAGCACCAGAGGATAAAAGGTTTGGATTAGCAAAGACTCAAGCAGATATAGACGCAGGTAACTTAACTATAGCAGAAGCTACTAATAAATTCAAACAGCAGGGTGATATCATGGAAGCCTATGCTGCAGCTAACCCAGCTGGTGGTGGTATCAGTGAGATACCAACCTTTGCTGAGCAAGACGCACTGATTGCATCAGGTAAAACTCCAGAACAAATCACAGCAGACTTGAAAGCAGATCCTTGGAGTTTATATAAACCACAAAACCAAGAAGGTCCAGCAGGACCGGGTGGTCCAGCAGGGCCAGGTCCAACGGGTCCGGGTCCGGGTCCGGGTCCGGGTCCAACAGATCCACCACCAGAGGGGCCACCAGGTCGACCACCTTTAAGTCCGTACGAAAAGCAGAAAGAGATCTTTACAAATACAGCTACCAAAATTAAGGATAACTTACCTCAAGCAGACATGAGCATACGCAACTCTGCTTATATGAAAGCAGGTGGTAGTGCTAAAGGTGTTAGGTTAAAGAGATCTAAGAAGTTTAAATCAGGTGAGTCCTCGTTAGGTACAAAACAACTAGGTAGACAATTACAAATCAAATCACTTAATATATAATGTCAGCTAAAACTCGATACGACAGTTTAGCAACAGACCGTTCACAGTTTTTAAATATAGCAGAAGAGGCAGCAAAGTTAACGCTACCTTATCTAATTCGTGGGGAAGAAGAGTGGCATAAAGGTGCTAAAGAATTACCTACACCATGGCAATCAATCGGTGCCAAAGGTGCAGTTACATTAGCAGCTAAATTGCAACTAGCTCTCGTACCTCCTAACACAAGTTTCTTTAAACTTCAAGTCAACGATGCCATGCTTGGTCAGGTTGATCCACAAGTTAAAACTGAATTAGATTTATCCTTTGCTAAGATAGAGAGAACCATTATGGACTCTATCGCAGCATCAGATGACCGTGTTGTCATACACCAAGCTCTTAAGCATTTGGTAGTAGCAGGTAATGCGTTAGTCTTTATGGGTAAGGAAGGTTTAAAACTTTTCCCTTTGCATCGCTATGTATTAGAACGAGATGGCAACGGTAATGTTATTGAAATTGTTACAAAAGAAAAAATTAGCAAAAAATTATTACCCGAATTTGCTGATGAATTAAATACTCAACCTAATGAAGCAGGTGATGATACCTCAGTAGGTCGGGATGATGTTGAAGTATACACTCACGTCAGGCGTGATAACAATAGAGTACTTTGGCATCAGGAAGTTAATGATAGAATCATACCTAAGTCAGTAAGTAAAGCACCATTAGATTCTAATCCATGGTTACCTCTACGATTTAATACAGTAGATGGTGAACCTTATGGACGTGGTAGAGTTGAAGAGTTTATGGGAGACCTTAAATCAGTTGAAGCTCTGTCACAAGCAATCACAGAAGGAAGTGCAGCGGCTGCTAAGGTAGTCTTTGTTGTCTCCCCTTCTAGTACAACCAAACCTCAGACTCTTGCAGCTGCAGGTAATGGTGCTATTGTTCAGGGTAGACCTGATGACATAGGTGTAGTACAGGTTGGGAAACAAGCTGATTTTGCTACGGCATATCAGATGATACAGAACCTAGAGAAGAGGTTGTCAGAAGCATTCCTTATACTTTCAGTACGTCAATCAGAACGTACTACAGCAGAGGAAGTTCGTATGACACAAATGGAACTAGAACAACAGTTAGGTGGACTATTTAGTGTACTTACTACTGAGTTCTTAGTACCATATTTAAATAGAAAGCTAAGTGTATTCCAAAAGACTGGTGAGATACCTAAGATACCTAAGGGTATTGTTAATCCTACCATTGTCGCTGGTGTTAATGCATTAGGCAGAGGACAAGATCGTGAGAGTCTTGGAATGTTCCTTACAACTATCTCACAAACAATGGGACCAGAAGCTACTCAGCGATATATAAATCCTGAGGAAGTTATCAAACGTCTTGCTGCTGCACAGGGTATAGATACCCTTAACCTTGTACGAGGTATGCAGGAAGTACAACAAGAACAGCAAGCAGCGGTCCAACAAGAGCAGCAAGTTGAATTACAGAAAGCTCAGATGGGATCACCAATGATGGACCCAAGTAAAAACCCAGCACTAGGAGGACAACCAGTTGGACAAGGCCAAGCCGAGCCGCCCACGGAAGGCTAAACGTAAAGTAGTTACGCCGCCAGAAGAGGCTAAGACAGAAAACAAGTACGCACCGAAAATGAAAGTCGGTAGACCAACTATTAAAGCACCCGGTACTAATGAAGTAACCACAGTTGGATTAGGAAACCTTACAGTAATCACCCAGAATGGCAACACTAACGTATGATGCTAATGAGCAAGCAGAAGGAGAGTTAACTGCTGAAGAACAAGAATCACTTAAAGTAGGTGAGGCTTTAGAACAGCAGCAGGATACTCTTTTAGCTGGTAAATATAAAGATGCTCAAGAATTAGAGAAAGCATATATAGAACTACAAGGTAAACTAGGTAAGTCTGAACCAGAGGAACCTAAAGAGGAACCTAAAGCTGAAGAGAAAGAAGAGGAACCAGATGATTCTTCTACCTTCTTAGAAGATCTTTGGAATGAATCTAAAAATGAGAAATATTCTGATGAGATATTAGATAAACTTAATGGGATGAAACCCGGAGATGTTGCTCAATTATATCTAGATTATAGATCAGGACAGAAAGAAACACCAACTGATTTGACTGAAGCTCAGGCAACAGATTTACAAAACTCAGTTGGTGGTGCAGAGAAGTATAATACTATGCTTCAATGGGCCTCAAAGAATTTTGATGAAGCTGATATAGATCGTTACGATAAAGTAATGGAATCAGGTAATCCAGATGCTGCTTACTTTGCTGTCCAAGCATTAGCAGCTAAGTATAATGATGGTGTAGGAGTGGAAGGTAAGTTATTAACAGGTAAACCAGCTCAAGCTAAAGGTGATTCTTTTAGAAGTCAAGCTGAAGTAGTTAGAGCTATGAGTGATCCTCGTTATGAAGTTGACCCTGCTTACCGTCAAGATATCTATGATAAACTCGAAAGATCTAATTTACAATTTTAATCATGCCAACAGTTAACGGTAAAAAATATCCCTACACTACAGCAGGGAAAGCAGCAGCTAAGAAGGCTGCTAAAAAATCACCCGCTAAAAAAATGAAAGTTAGAGGATACTAATTATGGGAATGGC